GAGTGATGGAGACGTTATTACAGCGGAGAAACTGAATAAGTTAGAGCAGGGCGTGAAGAATGAGCAGGTTGGACCAGCAGGGCCAGCAGGGCCAGCAGGGCCAGCAGGCCCAAAAGGCGATCCGGGTGCGCAGGGACCTGCGGGACCAAGTTACACTCTTCAAGCGGCGAACAAAACAACGCTGGGTGGTGTGAAACAGATGGCTTTGATTGCAGATTTGTCGACAGAAACAGCGACTGATCTGAAAAACAAAATCAATGCGATTCTTGCGGAGATGAAAAAACAGGGGATTATGGCGAATTCGTAAGGAGTTGAAATTGAATGTTGGATGATTTAAAAATTCTTCTGGGAATTGACGTTTCCGATAGGGATTCCGATGAAAAGCTTTTACTGATTCTGGAATCTGTGCGAAATCGTTTGAAACTGCTTCTTGGTGGCATGGAAGTGCCATCGAGTATGCAGCATATCGTTACGGATGTGGCAGTGATCCGGTTTAACCGCATTGGCTCTGAGGGCATGTCCTCACATAGCGTGGCTGGAGAAAGTACTACGTACAATGAAAATGATTTTTCCGCCTATATGGACGAGATACAAGCGTATCTTGACTCTGTAGACGGGGTAAAACGTGGGAGGGTGCGATTCCTATGAGGTATGATAAAGCTGTATATTTTCAGACGGTAGAACATGGAGCGTACAATCCAGATACTGGTGATTACGCAGATGACCACGTGACGGAAGTGAAGAAGTACGGAAGCGTTTCAGATACCGGAACAGAAACGATGAACCTGATTTATGGCAGCATTAAACAAGGAAGTCTTACAATTCAATTGCAGACTCATTATGCAGAAATATTCCACCGGATCAGAGTCGGAAGGAAAGTGTACGGAGTGGATTTTGAGCAGAAACTTCGAACAAAGCATGTGTTTGTAGTGTCGGAGGTGCAAAGTGGCAGAAATTAAATTTGAGGGAATTGCAAAGCTGAATAAAGGTTTGAAGAAGCGGATGGATATGGGTAAGTTAAAATCTACCGTAAAAAAGAACGGCTCTGCTATGGAATCAAGGGCGAAAAGAAACGCAGTATTCAAAGGGCATTACGCATGGGAAGAAGGAAAAGGCATGGTATTCAAAAAGCCGACAGGGAATTTGAAACGGAGTATAGATTTAGAAATATCTCCGAATGGACTGAAGGCTACTGTGGAACCGAAGGCAGAGTATGCTGCTTATGTAGAATTAGGCACTCGTAAGATGGAAGCCCAACCCTATTTAAAACCCGCATTTGAGGAGCAAAAGAAACAATTTGAAAAAGATTTGCAGAAACTTGTGAGGTGAGATATGGATCCACAGCAAGAATTATTTACGGAATTACTTACAGAGATCAAAAAATCAGGATATGACGTATATGATGGCTTCTTACCGCCGGATGGTACGCCGTATCCTTTTATTTATCTTGCAGATAGCCAACAGTCAGATGATGCCAATAAAACGGCTGTGTTTGGCAATGTGTATCAGACAATTCATGTCTGGCACAACAATCCAAGACAGAGGGGAACGGTGTCAAAAATGCTGCTGGCGATCAAAAGCGCATGCAGAAGACTGGATCATACCGAAAATTTTGCATGGAATGTCCGGAATGTAAATCAAAGAATTTTACCGGACACAACAACAAAGCAGCCTCTTTTACACGGGTTGTTGGAAATAGAATTTAGTTTTAGTTAGAGAGGAGAAAAAGCATGTTTGAGACAGGATTACAGTTATTTGCAGAGGCGGTATCTGGCAAGAAAATTGTATATTTGTACCGCCTTGCAGAAAAAGCGAAACAGGAAGCAGCAAAGAATCTTGCGTTCACAACGGAGAATGGAAGAACTAAGAGTAAGGATGCAGATTCTACTGCAACGAAAGACGGTACAATCCGTACACCAGGAGCTGCGGAGACAGAAATTACAGCCACTGCGGTTTTGGCAAAAGGCGATAAATTGATCGCGGAACTTGAGGATGCTATGGATTCCGATAAACTTCTTGAAATTTGGGAAGTAAACCTTGAAGAAGCAGCGGGAGCGGGTCTGAATAAATTTAAGGGAATGTATTTCCAAGGATATCTCACAGAAGTTGAGGTCACGTCTTCTGCAGATGAGAATGTGGAAGTATCCCTTACTTTTGGCATCAACGGATCAGGTAAACGCGGAGATGTAACCGTGACAACGCAGCAGCAGGAAATCGCGAATTACGCGTTTAAGGACAGCGTGAAAGAGGGGTAGTACCCTCTGACGATGTAGCCTTAATCGGCAGAGGTAAAGTAGGAAAGGCAAAAGTAGGAAAAGAATAGATCATGTACATAGAGGGCGGCAAGACCGCTCTCTTTTTAATGGAGGAATAAAAAATGATGGAATTAACAATTAACGGACAGGTGTACCAGTTTAACTTTGGAATGGGATTTTTGAGAGAGATAAACAAGCAGACAAATGTGCCGATAGATGGAGCACCTGGTGTTAAAAAAGATGTGGGGTTCCGGTACGCGCTTATGAATTTGATGGATGGAGATCCAGAAGCTCTTGTGAATATTCTTGATGTTGCGAATAAAGGGCAGAACCCAAGAGCAACAAGAGATCTGCTCGATGGTTATATCGATGACGAGAATACAGATATCGATGAGCTTACAGATACAGTAATGGGTTTCTTAAAGAGTGCGAATGCTACGAAGAGGACAACGAAAGAACTTCTGGATGCTGTGGAGAAAGAGAAACAGAGAGTAGAAGAGGAAGAAGCACGGAAAAGAGAGCTGATGGCGTAGGGTTTGAAGAATACTACAAAGAAGCAGCTTTGAATTGTTTTCGGTATCAGGGTTTCAAGAGCTTTGAAGAAGTGGATAGGTTGACAATTCCAGAATACACCCTGCTCATGGAGGCTGTGCAGCTAAGAGAAGTAGATAAGGACTATCGAAATCATCTGCAGGCGTTCTTAAATCTTGCTGTAAAAGCGGAGAAAAAGGCTGGAAAGAATAAGACTAAACCAGTTTATCAGAGATTCAGAAAATTCTTTGATTACGAAAAAGAAGTAGATCGTGTGAGGAACCGAAAGCAAAAAAATGAAAGATTGGACATAATCGGCAGAATGATGAAAGGAGAGTGATGGCATGGCAGAAAGTTTTTCCGTGAAGGCAATATTGTCTGCGCAGGATAAGGGATTTACGTCTGCTTTCAAATCTGCAATGGGCACTGTGAGTAATCTGAAAAGCACGCTCACGAGTGGAATCGGATTTGGAATCATGGCCGGAATTGGACAAAAGGCATTTGGTGCTGTCACATCCAGTATTGGCGGCATGGTGTCGGAATTAAATTCTTCCAGTGCTGCATGGAAAACATTTAATGGAAACATGTCGATGGTTGGCAAAGGCGCTGACGAGATTGCATCTGTAAAAAAGGAATTGCAAGAGTTTGCAGAAGATACGATTTACAGCGCATCTGATATGGCGAGTACTTATGCTCAGCTGAGTGCAGTTGGGATTAAAAGTACAAATAAACTCGTGAAGGGTTTTGGAGGGCTTGCTGCGGCGGCTGAGAATCCAAAACAGGCAATGAAGACTTTAAGCCAGCAGGCTACACAGATGGCAGCAAAGCCAACAGTTGCATGGGCGGACTTTAAACTCATGATTGAGCAGACTCCGGCTGGTATATCAGCAGTCGCAAAAGAAATGGGTATGACTACCACGGAGCTTGTACAGAATGTGCAGGACGGGAAAATCGCGACAGAAGATTTCTTTGATGCTATCGCAAAAGTCGGCACAAATGACGCGTTTACGAAGCTTGCTACAGAGTATAAGACTGTAGATCAGGCGATGGACGGGTTGACTGAAACAGTAAGTAATAAACTTGCGCCATCATTCGATGTTTTATCTGGCCGAGCAATTAAGTCTTTGGATGGAATTATTAATAAATTCGGAGAGTTAGATGGGGATGCGATTGCTGGGAAATTAACCTCATTTCTCGATAAAGCAAGTGGATACTGGAATGTTTTAAAGACAGAGGTTTCCGAAGTAAAGGCTGCTTTTGGAGATGCCTTTTCTGCAATCGGAGAAGATTTGGGAAAGATTACTGGAGCATTTGGCTCTACAGAAAGTATCAGTTCTTTTGCTGGTGCAATGGATTCTGCCAGTGGGGCATTGCAAACCTTTGCCGGATTCCTGAAAGAACATTCGGAGATCATCGCGAAAGTGATATCAAAACTCCCACAGCTTTTTGTGGCATATAAAGGCTTTAGGATTGCAAAAAGTGTTGCTCCATTTGTAGGCACATTCACGAGTGCAATTGCCGGCCTTGCCGGAGCTGGAATAAGTAAAATCGCTGGGAAATTATTCGGAATTTCCAAAGGACAGAGAGCAGTTGAGGTATCGAGCAAGACGAGCGTAAAAGGAGTAACCTCTTTAAAAGAAGGCTTTAATTCACTTCAAAAAAGTGCTGGTATTGCCTTAATAGTAAGCGCCTTAGCTGGTTTTGCACTTGCGGTAAAACCGCTGGCAGAATTAGGAACAACCGCTGTTGCTCCGCTTGCTGCATTCGGAGTTGTTGTCGGTGGTTTAGCAATCATACTTGGAACTATGGGAAAGAAACTGCAGGAAAGTGCAGTTGGCATTGCGGTGTTTGCTGGTGCGGTATCAGCAATGGCATTATCCATGACACCTCTTGCTAAAACTGGTACAGACGGAGCTGTTGCAATGGGAACATTCGGAGTTGTTATCGGTGGTTTGGTTGCAGTATTTGCGGTATTTGGGACGGCTCTGACAGCTGCTATACCAGCGATGCTTGCTTTCGGCGCAACCATCCTTATGGTTGGTGCTGGAATGTCTCTGGCAACGCCTTTTGTTGAAGCACTAGGAAGCGTAATTCAAATACTTGGAGATGTTGTTGTTCAAGTAATAGGGGTAATCACTGGTGCTATCGTAGCTATCTTCCCAGTATTCGGAAATTTTGTGTCAACTGTTTCTGATTCAGTTAGCCAAATAGTATCAGTTGTTGGCAATACACTTGTAAATATTTTTAAAACTGCCGGGGACATCATTACAGGTGTTATTGATTCATTAGGGGATGGGTTTAAAAAAGTCACAGACGGGATTTCGAAAGTTATAGATTCAATTAGTGGTGGATTTTCCAGTGTTTTGGATTCTGTTGCTGGAATCATTGACTCAATCGGAAACTCTGCCAAAAATGCTGGCAAAGGATTCGAGAGCGTAGCTGACGGTATCAACACGATTGCTAGTCTATCTATTGTAGATATAGCAAAGGCACTCGGATCGGTAGCTATTGGTCTCGGAGAAATTTCTGCAAAAGGAAAAGGAATTGGTACCGTTGCAGATGGACTTAACGGAGTTATTGGAGCAATTACAATTGCATCGGTGCAGATTTCAATGTTTTCAGGAACTCTTACGCAACTAAATTCAACGGCCGTTCAAATTCCTACTAGCATGGCTATGATTAGCGGAGCATTAGCAAGTTTTTCAATTCCTGTTATAGATACTGGCAGTATCATGGCAGCATTTGCTTCTATTAGTGCAGGTGCGGAAGCGCTGGTAGCACAACTGGATTCTTCGGCCGCGAAAGCCGGGGCGCAATTTTCAAAAGCGCTTACTAACGGTATGAATTCAGCTGCTAATTCCGTGCAGCGTGGTGTTTCTAAAATTACGTCATCTGCTAATAAACTTATTTCAATGCTGACGAATATTGCAACGCAGGCAATGAGCCAATTTAATTCCGCTCTATCCTCCGGTGCAAGTAGGGCAACTTCTACGGCGAGATCAATGTCAACGTCCATTTTGTCAGCACTTAACAGCACTTCATCTGGTGCTTATTCTTGCGGCGTGTATATTGGACAGGGACTTGCAAAAGGCATGGCATCTACACTTGGATATATCAGATCAGTTGCAGAACAAATGGCTGCGGCTGCAGATGCGGCAGTCAGGGCAAAAGCGAAAATCCACAGTCCGTCAAGAGTATTTGCCGGGCTGGGTGTCTATGTAGGAGAGGGATTTGCACTTGGAATTGAGTCGATGTCCAGAAAGGTTGCAGAAGCTACGCAGAACATTGTGGAGATTCCAACATTATCCACAGATATGAGAATGCGGTTTTCCGGTGCCGGAGATCCTGAACTTTCCGGTGATTATTCCTATAACCGGAATGCTACATACACAATTGTTGTGCCGGTTGAATATAACGGCAGAGAAGCAGCGCGTGTTACGGCAGAATTTACACAGAAAAAGCTGGAAAGCCGAGAGAGCATGAAGATGAGACTGAAAGGAGAAAGAAGCCATGTATGAGTTTGTGGATACAAATCAGGCGGGGAGTAAAAACTCCCTGCCAAGTGAGGCCCTGCAGATTGATGGAGAATACATCGAAAATCTAATTGATGGGTACAGAACTCTGTACGTGACCGGTCGTGAGCTTTTGGGATCGGAAATTTCGGAGAGAGAAATTGATCTTGTGGATGGGTCCGAGTATACGGGAAAGCGAGATACAACCAGAAGTATTACAGTTGGATACCAGTTGCTTTGCACATCTCCTAGAGAGTTTCAGGAAAAATTCAACAAACTCTCTGGAATCTTAAATAAGGAACAGGCAAAGCTGATTTTTGCAGATGAACCGGATAAATATTTTATCGGGACGAAATCAAGTGTAGGAGATGTGGAGCCAGGCAGATTGAACGTAAAAAGCGAATTTACTTTTTATTGTTGTGATCCACGGAAATATTCAGCAGCGGAAAAATCGTTTACTGCCCATCAGGAAAGCGGATATCAGACGCTTACTATTGTAAATGGTGGTACAGAATTCGTTCCGGTAAGCTACGATATCACTCACAACCATGAAAATGGATTTATTGGGATTGCCAGTAAATACGGTGCAATACAACTCGGCAAGATCGAAGAAGCAGACGGCGAAGACTATAAGGCGTCAGAGATACTGTCAGAGGGGTATAGCCTGTTTCAAGACGATCACGGCACCTCTTATCAGAATCCAGAAAATACCACACAGGGAACACTCGAAGTCAAGAATGTTGCCGGATATAACGTAATGGCATTAAAAGGTGGACAATCCACATCCGGATACTGGAACGGCGGAATGAGAACACTTACTATCCCGGTTGACAGCGAGGGCAGACGTGGGGCAAAGAACTTTTACTGTCACACGCAGCACTGGTTCGAGACTGGATTGATGGGACAGACGGGAGCACAGACTATTGCGTTTCTTACAGGGAAAAATGAAGTGATCTGCTCTATGTCTATTAACAAGAGTGATACGGTTGGTAATACGGCGCATGTGGACTGGTTCGCACCACAAAACAAGAAGATCAAGACACTGGATTTCCAGCCGACAGCTTATGAGGGAAACCCATTTAATTTAAAGATGGGTGGCGGGCATAACGATTTCTTAAAAGAGGGTGACCGGCTTCGGATTTTTTGGTACGGTCAGTATTATTACTTTACTATCCCGGAGATTAAAGACATGGCGTGTGAGAAGATACAGGTCTGGATCGGGCAGTGGGGAGACCGGAATCTCGGGAATCAGCTGGTTACGCACAATTATTTAAAAAGTATCTGGTTCCGCAAGGATAACGTGGAAAAATACAGAGATGTGCCGAACCGGTATAAGTCCGGAGATGTGGTCTATATTGATGGAAATGATACAGCGGTTTATGTAAACGGGATGAAGCGGATGGAAGATGAAATCCGAGGAAGTAAGCATTTTCTGGTACCGCCGGGAGAGACGGAGATCCAGTTCTCCTACTCGGCATTTAGCAGTCCTCCACCAACGATTAAAGCCAAAATAAGGGAGGCGTATTTATAATGAATGAAATCAGAATTGCCGTACTGAATCCACATGACAGGGTGCTTGCATTTTTGGATAACACCCATCGAAACTCTATGCATTATTGGAACGATGAGCTCCATGAATATCTGCAGGGGACAGCGAATACATACGCATTTACGGTAAGTTCCAAACACGAGGATGCGGCGTATATCGTAGAAGGGAATAAAGTAGCCTTTGTATATAACGGAAAAGACTACTATCTGAATATCGTACATGTGGAAAAGGATGAATTTACAGTTACTGCGACAGCATGGTCTTTAAGTTTCGAATTGATCAATGAGAATGTGGGTGCGTACAAATCTGAAAGCGCAATGAGCTTTGAGGAATATGTAACTGCCTTTGATCCGGAACGTACCGTGCGGATCGGGATCAATGAAGTGTCAGATAAGCGGATTTCAAACGAATGGACAGGTGAGGCAACGGTACTGTCCCGTTTATTTTCCGTGGCGAATGTATTCGATGCGGAGATTGAGTTCCAGACTGTGTTAAATGATGATTATTCACTGAAAGAAATTGTAATGAACGTGTATCGGGAACACTCAGACAATAACACGGGAGTTGGGGAGTTCCGGGGAGATATCAAACTGCGGTACGGGAAAAATGTTACCGGCATCCGGAAGGAATCCAGTATCGAAAATCTGTACACCGGTATCCGTCCAACAGGAAAGGATGGACTGACTATACAGGGAATTGAGAAAGAAGAGCTGGATGAGAACGGAGTAGTAGAGTTTTATACACAAGGTCCAGATATCCGGGCGCCGCAGGCAAGGGACAGATTTCCATCAAACCTGATAAACAAGGAAGATGGATACATCTTTATGCCAAAATCCTACGATACGGATAACAAAGACAAACTGTACAGTATGGCGCTATCGGACTTGAGAGCAGCATCTGAACCGGTCGTGACTTATGATGTGACGGGATACTTTGATACCGCTATCGGAGATACCGTGGAGATCGAAGATGAGGAGTACGTTCCTACCTTATACTTGAGTGCAAGAGTATCGGAGCAGGTTCGCAGTTTCACGAATCCGCAAGCAAACAAGACAGTCTTTACCAATTTTAAAGAGCTGCAGTCGGAAATCTCGGAAGATTTGCTGCAGAAAGTAGAGGATCTGATTAACAAAACAAAGATTTACACCTGCTCCATTGCCACAAACAATGGAATTATCTTTAAAAACGGCATCGGTAGCACTACTCTGACCGCTTACGCTTACGATAACGGCGTGGATGTGGCAGACAAGCTACAATTCCGATGGAGCAAAGATGGTACAGAGTTTTATGTCGGTAAGAGCGTTACGGTAAATGCAACTGATGTTGATACAAAGGCGGTGTACTCATTTGAGGCTCTAGAAAATGGGATAAAACGTGGGTATTACGAGGTCACAATCACGGATGTAATGGATGGAGAGGATGGAAAAGACGGGGAACAGGGTCCGCAAGGTGAGAAAGGAGAGCAAGGCGAACAGGGACCTCCGGGTCCACAAGGCGCTCCGGGATTGGA